TGTACATCTCTTAACAAAAGAATCACTATAGCCAGAAACTGCCGCAAATAAATAAGGAATCATTCCAAATCCTTGAATGCTGCTGGGTAGTACACAGAAAGCGTAGAACAAGTCCCCAAGTCCGTCAGAGTACATGGAGGAGATCAAATGATTCTGAACCATTTCTTGACTTATCTCCTTATTCTCATATTGGCACAAAGCTTCAAACATCTTTGATAGCGACGTCGCACCGATAGACCGGAAATGAAGAAGCAAGAAAGCTGTGAACTTGTCAATGAGATAAGGGATAGTCCTCAACCATCTGTACTCAATGATTGCTCTATTATTGATAGAACCCTCAAGGCATGAGGAGAAAGCTGAATTGGAAGAATCAAGCTCAAATAAGTCATTGTGGACAAGATCTGAGGAAAACATACTAAAGGCAAGAATCCTCTTCATTTCAGTACTTTGTTCAAGTCCATTGATATAAGTTTTCTTGAGCATAGTAGCACGCTTGTCCGATATCGTAGTTTGACTAAACTTAACCAAGAAGCCAAACTCTTTAAATGATTGTTTAATTTCGAGAAGAATAGTATCAGCATCATCTCCTTCCATAGTAATATCTTGGGCCATATCATCACTGTACGAAAGCATCATATCAACTTCATAATTCCTGTCTGATGATATAATATCCATAATCAGAGAAGATTGCAAACACCAAAGAGCATTATACCAACCTTCAATTGCACCAAGTTGATGTCGAGAAAGATACTTAGAGGTTGATTCAGGACTCTCATAGAAAACAGTGATATAATTAAACACATATGCAATTCTGTCCATGTTGTCGATCCCAAACAAATCGTTGATCTCCTCCAATATAGGAACCATGTTTCCTGGCCTTTCTGACTGGTTGTGTCCAGAGATATCTGCCATTAAACACACCTTGTTGGGATCCCGAATTGTCTGACCTAGCAAGTGCAACTTCCTGTCACGCTCGCCAGTTGACATAGTTAACATCTGGCCGTCGATCATCGAACAAGGCTTCTTGCACAATTCCATAAATGAAGACAGAGTCAATTTGAGGTCATATGATCCAATTCCAAAAAATCTGTAGTCTTTCTGCTCTCTTTCTTTCGGTTGCAACCTGACGTAAAAACTGTCATTTCCAAGCCAGCTATCAAGAATGTCAGAAATTTCAAATTTCCTATCAGGAATCTCACATAGTGGAACTCGATCAATAAGTCCTTCAACTGGTCTAGGGTCCTCTCTTTCCATATATTCGATAATTTCTTTGACTGAGTTAGATGACTTCTTCAAAGTAGTTGCAGTACAACTCTTATCGATTAA